AGGTAGGCGCTTACTCGGTGGATGATATCCGGGCGCTGGAGGATCTGGAAAGCGTGCCGGGCGGAGACAGCCGAAATGCCAGCCTGAACTATGTGCCCCTGGAGGACTGGAAAGAACTGAGCCGTCTGCGGGCTTCCCAGGGCCAGCAAGAAACGCGAGAGGAGTGATGTGTATGGAAGCGATTTGCAAGGCCGCTGTGGTCCAGAAAGCAGCGGCGATGGACGAGCCTGAGTTGGCCCTCATCAACGCCCAGGCTCTGCGGCCTCTGGCTGCGGATGAGGTGTTTGCCTTTAAGCTGGCCGCCTGTGGCAATCAGATAGACCGGGACTTTGAGCGGTTCACCGACGAGGCCCTGGAACAGATGGCCAAGCTGTACGTGGGCAAGCCGGTGCTGCGGGACCATGCGTGGAGCAATTGCGCCCAGACCGCCCGGGTGTATGCCGCCGGGGTGGAGGAGTTTGAGAACCACAAGCGGCTGGTGCTTCGGTGCTATATGCCCCGTACGGAGGGGACTGCGGAGACCATCACCGCCATTGAGAGCGGCGTGATCCGGGAGTGCTCCGTGGGTCTGTGGGCGGGCAAGTCCATCTGCTCCATCTGCGGGGCGGTGCAGCAGGAGGCCATGTGCAAGCACTACCCCGGTCGGGAGTACGATGGGAAGCTGTGCCACTTCGATTTGGACGACATCCGGGATGCATATGAGGTGTCGCTGGTGGCGGTCCCAGCCCAGCCCGAGGCGGGTGTGGTGAAATCCAAGCGGTACGGCGGGGCGGAGCCTCAACCGGAAGGCGCGCCGCCCCCGGACAATACGAAAGCGTTCCAAGCGGCAAAAGCCCGCCTGGATCTGGAAAAAATCAGATATGGAGGGAATTGATATGGAAAAGATCAGCAAGCAGACCCTGTATCAGCTCAAGGCCGACCGGGCGGAGGCCCTGAAGGCGGCGGAAAGCGCCATGAGCGAGGAGCGCATGGAGGACTATGAGACCGAGATGGAGAAGATCAAGGGCTTTAATGTCCAGATCGACCAGGTGGAGAAGCTGCTGGCGGAGCGGGAGCGGTTTGGCCCCGAGGATCCGGAGCATAACCCCGCGACTCCCGGCGTGGAGCAGGAAAACGAGCTGAAGGGCTATGACGCGGCGGTGAAATCCTTCGCGGCGGCGGCCCGGGCGGGCTTCCCCCGGACCAAGGCAGCCGGGGACATGATGCAGGAGGGCGTGGACGCCGACGGCGGCTACACTGTGCCCGCCGACATCGTGACCAGGATCATCGAGCTGCGGGAGTCCAAGGAGAGCCTGCTGGGCGAGGTGCAGGTCATCCCTGTCACCACCCGGAGCGGTCGCCGGACCATCAAAAAGCGGGGCCAGCACCAGGGCTTTGCCACGGTGGCGGAGGCGGCCAAGTTCGGCAAGGCGGCCACCCCCCAGTTCACCACCCTGTCCTATGAGATCGAGAAGCGGGGCGGCTATCTGCCGGTGACCAACGAGCTTTTGGAGGACAGTGACAACAACATCGCCGCCATCGCCCAGGAGTGGCTGGCGGATGAGGCCAGGGTCACAGCCAACAAGGAGATCCTGGCGGCCATCCAGGCCAAGGCGGCGCAGGACCTGAAGGATCTGGACGGCATCCTCAAGGCGTGGGTGGGGCTGGGCTCCGTGTTCCGCGCCACCAGCAAGCTCATTACCAACGATGACGGCCTGCTGTGGCTGGGCACGCTGAAGGATGCCAACGGGCGGTACCTGCTCACCCCCAACCCCGCCGACCCCAAGGAGCTGCGGCTGTGCGTCGGCCCTCACACCCTGCCCGTCAAGACCTACGACAATGAGACCATCCCCACCACTGAGGGCAAGATCCCCATGATCCTGGGCGATTTGAAGGAGGGCGTGGTGTACTGGGACCGCCGGGTGTTCAGCGTGAAGGTGTCCGACACGGCCACGGTGGGCGAGTTCAACGCCTTTGAGCAGGACATGACCATCTGGCGCGGCTCCCTGCGGGACGACTGCACCACCCGGGACGACGGGGCCTTTGTGAACGGCTACATCACTGCCACCGGCGGCGCCGCGGGCTGATAGGAGGGCCTGACTATGGGAAGGACGAAAAAGGACGCTGTAACGGCCCCTGAGGCCGTCCAGGAGACGCAGGAGCCCCAGGAAGTATCCCAGGGGCCTGAGACGGCTCCTAGGGTCGCTGAATGTCCCCAGGAGCGGGCGACGCCGCAGGAGGTCATCGGCCCGGAGAACGAGACGGAGCTGCTGGGGTGCCAGGATGAGGCCCACGGCGACCCGCCGCTGGAGTACGCGGTTGCCGGGTGTGATCTTCTGAATCTGCGGGAGCGGCCCGGACTGGACGCCCGCATCATCACGGCCCTGCCCAGGGGCGTGGGCGTGTCCGACACCGGGCAGCGGCAGGACGACTGGTGGGAGGTCGCCACCGGGCGGCTCACCGGCTGGGTGCTGTCCACCTACCTGGAGCCGGTATGGAGCTGAGCGGGGAACGCCTTGACAGCCTGCTGGCCTACTGCAAGCTGACAGAGCTGGCCGACGACCCGGAGGTGATGGCCCTCATCCCGGTGCTATACGACGCGGCGGTGGGCTATCTTGCCAACGCGGGGATCTCCCCACCGGCGGTGGGCACCCCCAGGGCGGCGCAGTATGACCTGTGTATCAATTATCTGGTGCTCGATGGCTGGGAGCACCGGGATATCACCGGCACGGCCGTCTCCGACAACCCAGTTTTCCGGCGGCAGATCAATCAGCTGAAGGCAATGGAATTTGGTGCGAATCTGTAAAAGAGGGGGACAGTTATGGCAAAAGAGGCGAGGGCCGGTGAACTGCGCACCCGGATCTACGTTCGGAAAGTGGTGAAAAAAGCGGACGCGGACGGCGTCGCCAGCGGGCAGAAAGAGGTCAGCGTCTTCGCCCCAGATGGACGGGGGTGGGAACGGGTCTGGCACTGCAAATGGGTGAACGCCTACGGCACGGAGGCGCTTACCGCCATGCAGCTCCAGATCCAGGAACCCGCTACGCTGACTGTGCGGTACTCGCCAGCCATACAGCCCGACCATCTGATCTACAAGATCGGTGACCCGGTCCCATTTGAGATCATCAGCGTGAACGATGTGGAAGGCCGGCACCGCTGGCTGGAGGTCAAGGTGCGCAGAAGGAGGGCGGCGCGATGAGCGTGGAGGCGCGGGTGAAGGCGGCGTTGGATGTTTTTGGCGACCCGGTGGAAAAATCCGTGCTCTATGCCGCTGCCGGTGAGCGGCCGTCCCGGTACTACACCTTTTCCTGCGAATCCTTCGGGGACGACTACGGGGATGACGAGCCGGGCTGCGAGCGCTGGCTGGTGAGCGTACATCTTTTCGCGCCGCTGGGCGAGAACTGCATCCAACGGCGCAAAGATACAAAGCTGGCCCTGTTTGCCGCCGGCTTTACCTGGCCCCAGTGCACCGACGCCACCGACGAAGATGGACAGCACCTGGTGTTTGAATGTGAGACGGTCGATACCATTCAGGAGATGGGGGATGAATGATGGCAGGCATGACCGTGGACGGGCTGAGTATACTCATGGATGACCTGGTGGCACTGGCCGAGTTGCCGGATGACGTAGCGCACAATATTCTGGATGCTGGAGCGGACATACTCGCTCAGGCTCAGAGAGAAGAAATACAGCGGCAATGGAACGGCCCCTATTCCATAGGTATATCCGCAAAATCCATCGTAAAAGACAGAAAGATAAGAACAACCAAATATCTGGGTATTACTGCCCGTTATATCAATATCTATCCCCAGGGGACCCGGAAGCGGGGCAAAAAGCAGGTGCGCAACGCCGAGATCGCGTTCATCAACGAATACGGCGCGCCCGGACAGGGCATCGCGGCCCGCCCCGCCATCAATACCGCGAACAAGAAGAAGGAGCAGGAGGCGGTGGAGGCCGCAGAGCGGGCCTACCACGCTTATCTGGACAGTAAGAACCTGTAGATTCGAGGAGGTTTGAACAATGGCAAGCTTTGGAGCCAAATACCCATATTTTTGCCCTGTTGACAGCGAGCCGGAGGGCACACGCCCCATTTACAAGGGTGAGCCGGTCCGCATCGGCCGTCTGGTGAAAGCCGACCTGACGGTCAATCTGGCCTCCGGCAAGATTTTTGCCGACGACAGTCTGGCCGAGAGCGTGGACGAGTTTGCCAGCGGGTCCATCGCCATGGAGACCGACGACATGGAGGATGAGGTTGCATCCGTGGTGTACGGCGCGAAGGTGACGGACAAGGTGGTGTCCTACAATGTGGGGGACGATCCCCCGGCGGGCGGGTTGGGTTACCTGAAAAAGCTCATGCGGCGGAAAAAGGTGCTTTACAAGGGTTATTTCTATCCTCTGGTCAAGGCGGCGCTGGGAAACGACACCGCCCAGACCAAGACCGACAGCATCACTTTCGGCACCAACGCCACCGCCTTCACCGTTTTTGCCTGTGAGAGCGGGGACTGGCGGCTGACTAAGGAGGCGGCCACGGAGGCCGAGGCCCTGACTTGGCTCAAAGAGCAGTTCAAAACAGCGTCCACGCCCCCGGTGGAGGTCGGCGGCTGATGAAGGCGGTCAAGCTGGATCTGGCGGGCCGGGAGCGGTATCTGTGCTTCACCGTGGAGGCTATGTTCCAGGTGCAGGAGCAGTTTGGCGGGTCCGGTGAGCTTCTGGACACGCTGAAGGCCGGCGGGCGGGAAGGGTTCTCTGCCGCCTGCCGTGCCGCCGCCATCCTGGCGGAGCAGGGGGAGCTGGCCCGCCGGGCCCTGGGATATGACCCGGAGCCCATCGTGGACGCCGGCACCATCGCCAGCGCCATGTCGCCCAGCGAGGTCGCGGCGCTGATGCTGGCTATCCCCGCCGCTATTTCTCTGGGCTTTGGCCGGGAGGTGGAGGCGGAGAACGATGAGGTGGACCTGGGCCTGGCCGAGCTGAACGCGCAAAAAAAAACCAGGTGACCCGGGCCCACTACATCCGCATGGGGACGACCTCCGGGCTGTCCCGGCGTGACGCCCTCCTGTCCACCCCGGGGGAGCTGGCCGACCTGTGGGAGCTCTACCTGCGTGCCCACGGGGTGAGACGGGAGCGGGAGCCGGAGGACGAATGAAGCCGGAGGGCGGGGATTGCCCGCCTAGAGTATTAGGGATGAAAGGAGCTCCGCCACATGGCCATGCGGACCATATCCACACGCCTCGCCCTGGAGGGCGAGAGCGAGTACAAGGCAAAGCTGAAAAACATCAACGCGGAGCTGGCCCTGCACAAGTCTGAGCTGGAGAAGGTCCAGGCCCAGTACAAGGGCAGCGCCA